CTTGATTGTGAACGCTACTGTTAGATTTTAATCCAAAATGAATGTCGGTGAAACATGCCACCTATTTAAATAAATTACTCACTTGATTCCTCGTTGTGGCGCTTCAATGCAGCCGCATGTTCTCCGGCACCGGTTCTTGAATAGCTGGGATTCATACCATTAATTTCTAAAATGTCATCGCGGATATTTTGATTACGCTTTTCGATGTTAATAACACGAACAAAGGAGTTAGTCACAGCCGCAGTAAAATAAGCAAACGGATTGTCCGACTTGCTTTCGTCAAATTGTAATCCAATTTGTGTTAACTGTAGAATAGCTTGACCCTTCATTTCGTCATTGTATGTGTAGCCACGAACGTTGCCGCGAGTAGCATACCTCTCACATAATTTTAACATCATTCGCGCTAAGGTGTTAGTAATTTGGCCCGCATCTTTATCAAAGTGACCTTTTTCTAAATCGCCCTTCCAATGACTCTTACCAACACAAATTAGTGTTTCGCCTGTTTCATCATCAAACTTCCAATGCTGGAACGGCGGGAAGTTTACCTTGTCTCTGTGATCAGCAAGACTCTTGGGATTCTTTTTACGGGTACTGTTTAACGGAATATGATCAAATGTCATAACTCGAAATACTACATCAGTTTTGAGTATTTTCTTGTAATCAACTTCGCAGTCTGCTTGTTTGATTTTTTCACCTGCTTTTTTACGAGTAGCATACTCGAGGTCGCCTATGCGTTTGGCCCTGTTACGTTTAGCATCTGCTATTGTTCGGATGTTAATCTTGTCCAAACTTGGAACAATCATGTCATATTGATGATATTCGGGTTTTGTAAAACTGCAATATGAGCTTTTGCTTCTGTGTATTTCCAACAACATGTCTTTGTTGTTTAGGTAATTTACTTTAGTTTGTGTTGGTAGGGTCATCCGTTCTCAGTCCTCTTATGTATACATTATAAACTACGCACTTAATAAAGTCAACTAAATATTATACCAAAAGGATAATATTATGGCTTTTAATGTTGGTTCACTAACAGATGCATCTCAATTAGTAAATGCTGTTTCCAGCGGAACTAATGCAATTTCAAACTTTGCATCGGGTCTTTCGGACAGTAGCAGTTTAGCAGATTTTGCTTCGTCCGGAAGAATGATGGGCGCACTTAGTGGCCTTGCTGAAGGCGCGGGCGACGTTATGAGTGCTGTTGCCAGCTTTGGCGGAGATGCTGACCCGGCAGATTGGCGTGTAAGATTAAGTCTTGCAAACTGGACCAGTTTTAAAGGTAGTCCTGTTTTAAAACCGTTAAAGGATGCAGGCGGTCTCATATTTCCATATACTCCTACAATTTCATTGTCAAGTTCTGCAAGTTATCAAGCAGTTACAACCACACATACCAATTACACTTTCCAGGCATTTAAAAATAGTGATCCTGGAAGTATTACAATTACAGCGCCAATGAACGTTGAAGATGCAACTCAGGCATTGTATTGGATTGCTGGGGTGCATTATTTACGTTCCTTAACCAAAATGTTTGCAGGAAATGATCCTAAGGCCGGCAATCCTCCTCCTGTTATTTTTTTAAACGGGTACGGAAATTATATTTTTAAAAACGTGCCAGTAGTTGTAACAGCTTTTAGTACGTCCTTAGATGCCAACTGTGACTATATTGGTTGTAATGTGGTAGGCAGTATGGCCGGAGCAGTAGAAGGCGTAGCCGGCGGCATTGGCGGGTTAGCTGATACCTTAGGTGGTATCTTTGGCGGAGCCGGTTCGCCACTTGGTGGACTTGCTGGCGGTATAAGTACGATTGCAGGCGGCGTAGGACAGGTAGCCGGTTTAGCAGGTAGTTTAGGTCTTGGCGGATCAACAAGCGGCGGCGTTGCACATGTTCCTACTAAGAGCTCGTTTAGCATAACACTACAACCTGTCTACAGTAGAAACAGTGCTCGCAACTTTAGTCTTGATAGATTTGTTGGCGGCGGTTACTTAAACAATTCATTTGGATATATTTAATTATGGCTGCAACTTATAACAACACAAGTCCTTGGTATAATACTCCAATAACAAATAGATACTTAGACATACTAACAATTAGACCAGTTAGTAAAGCAGCTGATGATTTTCTTTACACTATTGAACCTCAGTATTCATACCGTCCCGATTTGTTAGCACATGACTTGTACGGCAACTCACAATTGTGGTGGGTTTTTATGCAAAGAAATTTAGATGTTATACAAGATCCTATACTTGATTTTGTTCCAGGAACACAAATTTATCTTTGCAAGGGTAGCAACTTGACAACAGTATTGGGTTTATAATATGTCGTTGTTTGGAGATATTTCAGGAGCAGTAAATTCTGCAACAACTTCGGTTGGTGATGCATTATCATCAGCTGGCGGCGCTGTATCTAATTTTTTAAGTTCTGGACCTGCCAGCGCATTGTCAGCTATCAGCGGCGCTGTTGGCGGAGTAGTAGGCGGAATAACTGGCGTACTAAATGCGTTTGGCACTACTTTTAAAACTGTTCCAGGAATAAAATTACCGTTACCTAATCCGCTGTTTGGTTATGCAACATACGATTATGTTTTAGGGTTAGGTGTTTTAACCAAGGCACAGTTGAATAAACCTGATACAGGATATATGAAAGGTCAGAGAATTCCTTTGATTGCTAAATCAGCAAACGCTGACCCGTCAAATAGAGTTAAAACAGCATACGGACAATTTGATTTCTTCTTAGATAAGTTAGAAATTGAAAGTACTATTGGTCTTGAGAAAGGCCATAATACCAACATGCATACAATGTCTTTCCAGGTGACTGAGCCTTATAGCATGGGCATGTTCATGATGTCAGTTCAGCAAGCAGCATGGGATGCAGGCCACGATAACTATACGCAAGCTCCTTTTTTATTAACCATTGACTTTAGGGGAAACACAGAAACAGGAACTATGGCAAATATTTCTGGTGCTTCAAGAAAGATTCCTTTTAGAATGAAAGATGTATCAATGTCAGTAACTGATGCAGGCGCTGTGTATCAAGTTTCAGGTTTTCCAGTCAACAGCGAAGCATTAAGTAGTCATGTATCTGAAATGAAAACAGACGGTAGCATTACTGGATTAACTGTGCAAGAAGTTTTACAAACTGGAGAAAAGAGTCTTCAGGTAATGTTGAACAAACGCTTACAGCAATTAAAGACAGACAACACAGTTAATAAACCTGATCAAATTGTTATTATGTTCCCTGTTGATATTTCTTCAGAAGGTACAGCAGGCGGCGGAGATGAAAACGCAGACGGTGCTACTACCCTTATGTCAGCAACAAGCCAAGCAGATGTTGCTTCTCAATTAAAGTTAACACAAAGTACTGTGGTAGGCAATGAAACATTAGTCCAGCAAGCTGGCACAATCAACATGATTGGTAAAGCTAAGATGGGGTTTGGTGAAATCCGTAAAGGCGATACTCCTGTGGGCAAAGACAACAAAGTTTACGATGCCAATGGTAATCCTATTAGAAGTAATAATACTGTAAACAAACAAATCAGCGATATGAAATTTAGTCAAGATACTGATATCACCACAGCAATTGACGCAGTACTAATGAACAGCGAATATGTAAATTCCCAACTGCAAGAAGATAACATAGACAAAGAGGGTATGAGAAAGTGGTGGAGAATTGATACACAAGTTTATCAAATTGATGATCCAAAGACACAAAGTCAAACTAACATACCACCAAGAATCATTGTGTATCGCATAGTTCCTTATGGAGTACACACCAGTGCTGTAACTGCTGTGGGTAAAAAAGCTCCAGGTTTTGCTGAGCTTGAAAAACAAGTTGTAAAAGTATACGATTATATCTATACTGGTAAGAACGTAGATGTACTAAGTTTTAATATTAATTTTAAAGTTGGATTCACAGCAAAGATGGCAGCAACTGCTTCAAAAAGAACACAAGATGCACAGCGCCAGGAACAAGCAAGTGGAGCCGATGACGGTAAAAATAGGAACGATCAACCAATTCCTGACGGCGAGGTTCGTCCTAAGAATCCTGGAGAAAATCCTCAAGGCATTAGACATACAGGAACTGATTTTAAAGATAAAATTGGTGGCGGTGGACTTGAAACAGAACAAACTCGAGCAGCAAAACAGTTTCATAATGCTATTACCAGTGCATCTGGAATGTTGAACTTAGATTTAAAAATTATCGGCGACCCTTATTTTATTGCACAAAGCGGCATGGGTAACTATACAAGTTCTCCAACACAATATTCTAATCTTAATGCAGACGGCAGTGTAAGCTATCAAAATAGTGAAGTTGATATCAAAGTAAATTTTAGAACACCTGTTGATTTAAATCAAACAACAGGATTGTTTGACTTTGGAAAAAGCGCCAAAACAGCACCGGTACTCACTTGGAGTGGAATATACAGAGTTACAAGTGCATCCAGTCACTTTGAAGGCGGACAGTTTACACAAACACTTAAAGGTACACGTCGAAACGGTCAAGAATACTCTGGAGAAGGTAGTGCTAAAAATACTCTTAATGCTACTGCTCAGAAGCCGAACGATACTAAGGACGAATAATGGAACACCAAAACGAAGAGTATAGTTCGCAACCTAAGGAACAAAAACCTGGCCCGTTTCTTGCCAAGGTAGTAAGTAACCTTGATCCTACCTACATGGGCATACTCGAAGTTGAAATCTTTAGACCAGTTGGAGCATCGCAATCGGAAAGCCAACTACACCAAGTTCGATACATGAGTCCGTTTTACGGAGTAACTCCAGTCGACTCTAACGGACCCAACAACGATTATCAAGACACACAAAAGTCATACGGTATGTGGATGATTCCACCTGATGTGGGTGTTACTGTAGTTGTTATTTTTATTGACGGCGACCCCAAGCGAGGTTATTGGATTGGCTGCGTACCAGACGAAGGTATGAATTTTATGATGCCAGGTCTTGCAGCAACACAGCGTATTGTAGAAGGCACTGGCAAGGATAGTGCTAAACACACTGGCCGAGCGCCTACAGCAGAATACAATAAAGGTGTAAAAGCCAATAACAATCTTAAAGATCCAGATTCAAATAAAAAAGCTATACATCCTTTTTCTAAAGTATTAAAAGACCAAGGACTGTTACTTGACGATACTCGAGGAATTACAAGCAGTAGTGCCAGAAGGGAAGCACCGAGTACAGTTTTTGGTATCAGCACCCCTGGCCCGGTAGATAAACAACCAAACGCTAAACGATCGGACATTGGTAAGAATGAATGGAAAGTTTTAAACGCATGGGTCAGTAGACTTGGCGGCAGTACATTTGTAATGGATGACGGTGATGCCAACTGGTTAAGAAGAACCAAAGCAACAGACGGACCTCCTGATTATGCAAGTATAGACGCAGGTGAAAATGACGGTGATGTTACATTGCCCTCTAACGAATTAATTAGATTGCGTACACGTACTGGTCATCAAATTTTATTACATAATACAGAAGATTTAATCTATATTACTAATGCACGTGGTACAGCTTGGATAGAACTAACCAGCGATGGCAAAATAGATATTTTTGCTCAAGATAGCATCAGTGTAAGAACTGCTAACGATTTTAATTTTTATGCCGACCGTGATATTAATATGGAAGCAGGCCGTAATTTTAATCTTAAAGTAGCAGAGCGGCACCAAACAGAAATTGGCGGAGATAAAATTTGCATAGTGAATGGCAACGTTGCTATTCAAGTAGACGGCACAAAAGATCAAACAGTAGCTGGTGCAGTTGCTGAATCGTTTGAATCTACTTGGGACGTCACAACAGGCGATGCAGTTAATATAACAACAGGCGGCGACCTTAATCTCAATGTAAGCGGAGCAAGTGTTGTTAGTAGCTCAGGAGACTTTACTATCAGTGCAGCCAACACAGCAATTGATGGAGGTAACATTAATTTTAACTCGGGAATAGCTGGTCCAGCTGGCCCTGCAAATCCAGCAACTGCTCCAGAACCGTTACCAACAATTGACAACCCAACAGAAGTTGATGGAGGAACACTAACAAGTATCTTAGCACGTATTCCAACAACAGAGCCGTACCCACATCATGAAAATTTTGACGGCACAATGTTTAAACCAGATGCAACTGATAGGGAAGCTGCTACAGCTATTCCTGTACCAGATGCTTGGAAAGCATACGGTGTTCCGATGGATACTTTCTTAAAAGGAAACAGTTAATATGTCTAATTTACGTACCACAACTACCATATCGTCAAAACCAACGTCCTCTACACAACGAGTTCAAAGATACCGTGGATTTAGTACAATAAGCCCAGCAACACAAAATTTTGCGTTGTATGACTTTCAACTAATCAAGCAAGATTTAATCAACCACTTTCACATAAGACAGGGCGAACGCTTAATGAATCCAACGTATGGAACTATCATATGGGATTTGATATTTGAGCCATTAACTGAGCAGGTAAAACATTTAGTTTTAGAAAATGTTAATCAGATTTTTAATAGCGATCCGCGTGTGCAAGTGGCTAACATCGTAGTTACGCCCTACGATACGGGCTTACAAATACAATGTACACTGAAATATTTGCTGTACAATGTGCAGGAACAACTGCAATTAAAGTTTGATCAAGCCAACGGACTGACGTCTAAGTAATTAACTACGCATATAATTTAAACTAATAAATACACTTATTAGGATAGAATTATGAGCTCAACGGATAGACAAAACAACCTGCTGGTATCCGAAGATTGGCAGAAGATTTATCAATCTTTTAAAAACGCAAACTTCCAAAGCTACGACTTTGATAATTTGCGTCGTACGATGATTGACTACATCCGTACGAATTTCCCAGAAGATTTTAACGATTACATTGAGTCAAGCGAATACCTTGCCCTAATCGACCTTATT